ACTACCGCGCTCTGGCCCTGAACAGCCTCAGCAAGTCGCTCGCCCAGTACGGTCAGGTGATCGGTTTGACCGACATCCTCCGCGCCACGGACCTGTTCAACTCGCTCCAGCAGGCCACCAAGACCTCTGGTTTGGACATGGCCCTCTGGGTTGACTCCGTGATTCGTAACACCCTGGTTGGCTCCAATCTCACCGCCAGCGGCTCGTCTATCGGTTCCGCCGCCGAGGGTGGTGGTACGTTTGATAACTCGGACGCCGTGAACACTGTGGCCAGCTCCGGTGGTGTTAAGGTTTACGGTAACCCTGCTACGCTGACCACCCAGAGCTTCTCTGCGTTGAACAGCGACACGACTGCTGCCAACACCACGATGACCGCCTCGGCTGTCCTCGACTCCATGACCCGCCTGAAGCGTAACCGCGCTCCGATGATCAACGGTGGCTACGTCCTCGCGACCGATCCTCGCGTTGCTCGCGACCTGATGCGCGATGCCGATTGGTTGAATGCCTCCAACTACGGCAACAAGGGTACGCCGTTCTACAAGGGCGAGGTTGGTTCCATCTACGGTTGCCGCGTGGTCACCCAGACCAACTCGTTTGTCAGCACCGGTTCCGGCACCGCTGCCGATGAGTTCGTTTATCAGGCTACCTCCGCTGGTGGCGGTCTCGCTGTCAGCAAGGACATCATCGCCTCGTTCTTCTTTGGTAACGAGTCGTTCGGTATCCCTGCTCTGACCGGTGATGATCCGTTGTCTCCGAAGATCGTTATCACTGACACCCCCGACAAGAGCGATCCGTTGAACCAGCTCATCACCGTTGGTGTGAAGCTGTACTTCGCTACGCTCCGTCTGGCTGCTGGTAACACGGGTTCTACTGGTAACCCGACCTGGTACTTGGTCCATCGTACTAAGACCTCTTCCACGCTGTAATATGCGACCCAAGACGGCCACCATCATGGTGATTGCCGTCAGCCCAAAGGGGCATCATCGAGCAATCGGTGGTGCCCCTTCTCATTCCGCTTGCGGATGTGAAGAGGCTGACAACAATGCGCCCATGATTTCTATTCCGGTCGAGGCTCTTTCCACTGACATGGAAGATGGCCAACAGGCCATGCCTGAAGTGGGTGATGAAGTGGTTCTCGACGATGTTCGCGGTGTTCTCAAGAAGCTCGATAACGGCGAAGCTTATGTCGAGATTCGGAGCGTGAACGGTATGCCCGCTGAGTACGAAAACAAGAGCGAGAAGGCCATGGCTTCCAAGGAGTCTATGGACGAAAAGGGTATGCGTAAGATGGTTGAGGAGTACGACAGCGAGATGGAGTCCTAACATGCCGATCTATACCTTCGAGAACAATGGTCAGTCCATCGAGCATATCGCTCCGATGGGTACTGACTCTGTTGTCCTTGATGGGAAGCGGTGGAACAGGCAACCGGTGGCCCGCTTCGGGGTCACCGGCTTTGCCCGAGAAGCCGAACTCAAGGACAAGGTGAAGCAGGGATTCAGCCGGATGGAAGACCGTCAGGGTTCCCGCTTTGAAAGCACTTTCACAAAGAATCAAATTCGGAAGATCTGGGATATATGAGCGACGTAGCAAATCAAGCCATCGAGTATTCGATGGGACAGGGCGGCTTTCAACTGGTGACCGTCACCACGCTGACCACTGGCCCGTTTGTGGCCATCACCACCATCGCCCCTACCACCTTTACTTCGATCACTGGTAACAACATCACTGGCACTTGGCCATCAGTGACTATCCCTGCTGGCATCACGCTTCCTGGACCGATCCAGAGCTTCCAGCTTACTGGTGGTCAGGTGATAGCGTTCAACGGAGTGATCAACTCTTAAGCCTGTGACGCTGGCTCTTGGAACAAGACTGGTATCGAATGGAGGTGGCGGATCAGTCACCCCAATCGATCCGCCTGTTTTGCGCCGAGTCCTTGTTACAGATCAAACCGAAGAACCAATCGTTTTGGAGTTCAATCCCGGAGATCCAGTAACATACTTATGTGCATCTCTTGGAACTTACGATGTGATCTCACTTGAGGGCGGTACACTTCCCATTAACCTTTTAACCGAAGCATCAGACAAATTCATTCTAACAGTTAACTGATATGGCAGACGTAAAGATTACAGCACTAGGGGTATTAACCGCCGCTGACCCGATTAACGACGCTATCCCTATCGTTGATGTCAGCGATAACTCGATGGCGGCATCTGGAACCACAAAGAGGATTAGCGTTAATAACATCCTCGGGGCATCCGGCACCGCCACCCTCGCCTCCGCCACCATCAGCGGCGATCTGACGGTGGCTTCCAGTATTCTGAAGGTTACCGGAGGCAATGTCGGTATCAACACTGCGACTCCGACCAATACGGCAGGATACAAGACTCTGGAAATTGTTGGAACCGGAGTTAATACGGGCGGAATGATACGCATGAAGTCGAGCGATGCGAGCGTCAGTTCGTATGATTTTGTCGATAATAACGGTCGAGGGATTTTCGCTGTCAGCAATCACAACCTGCGCTTTGGTTGCAACGACATTGAACAGTATCGGATCCAGCCGCTGGGTATCTTCACTTGGTACGACGGCGCAGGCGGCACCCGAATGACCCTGAACTCCACGGGGCTGGGCGTGGGCGTTACGCCGTCCACCGCTTGGAACACTGGAGGCAATCTTCAGGTGGGCGTTTTTGCTGGTTTGTACACAAACAGCAGTCTTGGTGCTGTTGATTTAACGAGTAACAGCATTCGCACTGGTTCAGATACTTACCAGTACCTTTCCGCTTCATCTAATAACGCCACTCGTTTCCAGCAACGCGATGGCTCGTTCAGATGGTTCAATGCCCCCGTTGGTACTTCCCCGAACGCCATCACCTTCACCCAAGCGATGACGCTGGATGCGTCGGGGAATTTGCTGGTGGGGACGACGAGTGCTGGTGGCTCTGCTTCCAACTCTGCAAAAAGCGTTGCGGGATTCTTTTCGACCGTAAACGGATCAACCGCTTCGACAGCTAGTGGTGCTGCTGTTACGATGTTTGCTTCTCCAACTGAAGCAACATTCATTGTCTCGGCTTACATTTTTGGAACTGGCGCTCCGGCTACATACAACGCAGTTGCGATTGTTAAGGTTTCAGGTTCAACTGCAACCGTTACAACGATTTCATCGTCTACTAATATGACGATTTCTGTCAGCGGCTTGAATGTTCAAGCAACCCAAACCAGCGGCTCTGCTCAAGTTGTCGTCTACAGCGCAATCCGTATTTCCTAATCAATACCACCATGAACATCTCTTGGATCATCGAACGCCTGTTGGTCAAGCCGACCGAAGGCACTCACACCGATGTCGTAATCACCGCCGACTGGCGATGCAACGGCACTCAGGAATCGTTCAGCGGCACTTGCTACGGCTCATGCTCGTTCGCTCCGCCGTCTGGTTCGTTCACGCCGTATGAAGACCTGACGCAGGAACAGGTCTTGAACTGGTGCTTCAGCAATGGAGTCGATAAGACCGCCATCGAAGCGAACGTCACCGCGCAGATCAACGACCAGATCAACCCGCCGGTCATCGCTCCGCCGCTGCCGTGGTTGCCGCCGGTGGAAATCGTTCCTCCGATGTTGCCGCAGGTGGAGCCGGTTTTGGTTGCGGAGGAGGCCGTCGTTGTCGAAGCTCCGACCGTATGATCAAGATCGAACTCACTCCCCAGCAATTCAACCAGCTTTATGAACTGCTAATCATTGGTATGAAGGCCGGCAACGTCCAAAACATGAAGGTCGGACTGCCGCTCGTTGAAATCCTCGAAACCGCAGCCGCGCAACACAAACCCGAGTAACATGGACGCAACCAACCACGGCGGTGGAACGAATGGACTGGCGCTCTCACTGATCACCGCGGCGGCAGCGACGGCAGCTTCAATGCTTCCCCAGCTCACCGACCAAATCCGATTCCTCTCCGCCGTGGTTGGCCTCCTTGCGGCCTGTGTTGCCCTCTACAAAGCCCTGAAGAAATGAAAAACACTAAGACAACTCTCGCCGGTATCGGAGCCATCCTCGTCGCTGTTGGCGGCACGTTGAAAGCCATCTTCGATGGCGACCCGACCACCTCGGTTGACCCGACCGCGACCATTGCCGCCATCAGCGCCGGAATCGGCCTGATCATGGCCAAGGATGCCACCGAGAAGCTGGAAATCAAGAAGCCCGAGTGAACTGGATCTATCAGATCCTGAAGGCCCTGCTGGACTGGTTCCGAGAAACACCACCCACCAACATTCAACATGGAAAAGCACCCGAGGATCTCAAGAACGGTCTGGCTGATCGTATTGCTGGACTGCCTGGGTTGCCAAGTGACAAAGGTGGTAATGGTCCCGCACGGTGAACCAGTGATGCTCGCAAAACCAGTGAAAGCCAGCGTGTACGCTTTTGACCAAGACAAGAAGCTTGTCGGGCCGTCCAAAGTGACGCTCCCGGCTGGCTGGTACGTTCTCCCAAAGTAACCCATAGCCAATTCTCACTATGTCGATGACAAATGCCGCAGAGGCGGAAATCCTTGATCTCATATTCCTAAACTCCGATTGGGCAAACATCGGAAACGCTACCGGAATCAGAGGTTCTACATCCGCTGGATCTTTCTTCATCAGCCTGCACACCGCAGACCCCGGAGAAGCAGGGAATCAAAACACCAATGAGGCAAACTATACCGGATATGCTCGAATTGCAGTGGCCCGCTCAGCATCTGGATTTACGCTCTCGACATCCACGATCAGCAACTTTGCCCTTGTTCAGTTTGCTCAATGCACCGGTGGCACCAACACCCTGACGCATTTTGGAATTGGCACCGACTTGTCCGGTGCTGGAAACCTCATCTTCAAGGGATCGCTAACGTCTTCCCTTTCAGTTTCCACCGGTATTCAACCGCAGTTCGCCGCAGGTGCGCTGACTGTTACCGTTGATTGATCATGTGGACTACTTCTGCCCACATTGCTTGAGGCCATTATGGCCAACAGATGAGGATGCTCAAAGCATCTGCGAAGAGCATCCAGATGGAGTTCCGCAAGCTGATCTAGTTCCACGCAACCCTAAAATTGAGGAGGAATAATGGGTTTCACCGGAATAGTATCGCTCGCCGAAGCACCGACCTGGCAGTCGTTCTTCTTCAAGACAAGCTCTCCATCAGGAGCCGCAGGACGCTGGTACGACGCAGCCGTCGGGGCAGGCATCCCAGTCTATCAGGCCTACGTCGGCCAACAGTACGAAGCCACTCTCCTCATAGGTGAGTCCAATCGAGGAATCTACACAGGCCCAACACCATCGGCAGGCCAGACCAAACACCTCTTCGCACTCTCAGCAGGAACATCCACAGCATCAGTCCCATTGACCATGCTGCTGGCCGACTACCTCATGTTCTATCCGCTGATCGACATGGATTCGCTCGATCCGCAGGACATGATCAACCCGGTCAGCATATCTAGGTACACCTCAGGTGAAGGCGTCCAAGCCTACCTCGTTGTCGCAGCTCCAATGAGTTCAAGTGGAACAGTCACCGTCACCTACACCAACAGCCAAGGAACAGCCAACAGGACAAGCACATTCGGAATCGCTTCAACCGGAACCATTGGGAGAATCGCAAACAACATCAACTCAACCTTGGACGCAGGAGCAGCATCACCATTCATCCCGCTCGACAACGGAGACAAAGGTATCCGAAGCATCCAAAGAGTCACCTGCAACGCCAGCATGGGCGGTTTCTGCCACATCGTTTTGGTCAAACCGCTTGCAACTCATGTGATTCGAGAGCAGAACACCGAGGCAGAAACTGTGTTCTTCACGCACAAAGCCAACTGCGTACAAATCCAAAACAACTCCTACTTGAACTTTTTGATACTCAACAATACCTCTTCATCTCCTGCACCGCTGAGGGGATTCCTGCAATTCACCTGGAACTAACATGGGCTTCTCTTCAATGGATGATCTCATCAACGAGATCACGACAAATGGAAAGTTCAATCGAACCGATTGGAACAAGATCACCGGTGCGGCTGCGTACACCGCAGGACGGTGGTATGATTTCAGCGGCTTAGCCGGAAGCCCAGTCGCAAACGCATTCACTGGAACCGCTTTGGCTTGGAAAAGCTGCGACGAAACTACCGGGAACGGCACTCAGATATTTGGAATTCGCCACGGTGGAAACGTCAGCCCGGATACCAAGCACATCCTTAACGTCTCGGCTGTCACTGGCGTTGCCACCGGCGTTCCGGCTCAACTCATGCTGGTCGATCTTCAGGGTTATTGGCCCGGCATTTCTACCGCCGTAGCCACCGCCCAGACGCTTACCGGAACTCCCACGCTTCGATATACGAATGGTGCTGGTTGTAGGCTGTTTTTTGTTCAAAACGTTACTTCTGGTGCCACCGCTCATAACATCAGCTTGAGCTACTCGAACACCACTCCCACATCGGGCAGAAATATGCCGGTCACCGTTTCGATGATCGTATCTGCGATTGCAGGCCACATATCCCATTCTGGAACTTCCGCAAACAATTACGGACCATTCCTTCCTATGGCTTCGGGAGATACCGGAGTTTCAAATGTGGCAAACGTCACTTTCTCAGCGGCATCTGGTGCCGGTTCTGGTGCCCTCTGCCTTGCCCGACCGCTGCTGACTCTTCCGATTACCACGGCTTCAGTGGCTGCTGAACGTGATCTTCTCAACCAGTTGCCAAGCCTTCCTCGTGTGATGGATGGAGCTTGTCTTGTCTGGCTCTATTTCGCTGGAGCAGCAACCGCTGCTGCCAGCAACTTCTATGGCGGAATCGAAGTCGGTTGGGGATGATTCATGTCCCTCAAACAAAACACGACGATACTCTGCCAGTTACCGCTTAGACAAAGAGGCGGTGACCCCGGTTCGTTGCGTTCAATGTGGGGGCGCACAGATCTCAGAAATCAAAGCGCGGGAGAAGGCATCTCATCTCAATTGGCGGCTATTCCGTATGGCCATCTTGATCCTTCCGCTTGGGTGATGCCGTACAAGAGCGGAGCAATGTCAGCGTTCACATACGTCGGGGCTCAGTTCACGGCAAACCCGATCAATCTTGCAGCGGGCGTAAACATCTCTGGTGATTCCAGCGTTGCATTCATTGCTGGCCCATCGCTCCTTCAGCTCATCGTTTCATTGGTGGGCGATTGCACGTTCACATTCACCGTCAATCCAGCAACGCTTCCAGGCGTTCTGAATGCATCAGGAAACGCTGATAATGTATTCACCGTTGGCCCAAGTTCGATTGGAGCTATCACGGACCTTACCGGTAGCCTTGTTGTTACGTTCACTGATTCAGGGACTGCAACTGCCATCGGAATCCTCGCTGGCGACGTTACTCCATACACTGAGCTTTCGCCTGAGACTTTGGCGGCAGCGGTAATCGCTGCCTCGCAAACCACCCCAATCGTTGCTGATGCCAAGAATGTGGTTGGAAATTATCAGGACCAATGGAAAATAAGGTCAACTTACAGAAACAGATCAAGAAACTGATATGGCAACCCCACTTACAGGAAGTTCAGTAGCATCCACCTACATTGGCCTACTCAAGACCTCCGACAACGCCAGTCTTACCGGAAGTCTCAGGAGCATCAGCGATGGCGGCGGAACCAATTCCGCGCTCCAGATCTCCACAACCGCAGCCAACATTGTCGGTACCCTGAATGTCACGGGTGCCACCGGACTGGCTTCGAGCCTCGCAGTCTCTGGGTTGGCCACCATTGGTTCTACGCTCGGTGTGACCGGTGCGACCAACCTTTCATCCACCCTGATCGTTACCGGTGCTACTACCCTCTCGTCCACTCTGGCAGTCACTGGTGCCGCCAATCTCTCGTCCACCCTCGCGGTCACCAGCAACATCTCCACGAGCGCGGGTAATCTGTCCGTGTTTGGAAACATCGTCCAAACCAACGCCGCCGCATCAAGTTCGTTTGCCGGAAGCCTTACTGCTTCATCGGTAACATTCAATTCAACCTTCACATGCAATGGAAATGCATCGTTTTTTGGAAACGTATCATTCGCCAATCCGTTAACAATCAATAGCACCCTCAATGTTACTGGTGCTACTGTCATATCGAACAACCTTACTGTAACCGGTTCGATTGGATCTAGCTCTTCTATTAGTGGAACTTCTTTGTCCGCAAGTGGTAACCTGACGGTAAACGGCAATACCACTATTGGTAATGCTGACGCAGATCTCCTGACGGTGAACGCGAATGTTGTTACATTCCCGAACATCACCACTCAGAATGTTGATACAGATACCGATAAGGTTATTATTCTTGATTCGACTGGAAGACTTCGGGCTTCTAACTCCAGTCAGTTTGTTCAGACTTCATTGAACTCACCTCAATGTAAGCAGACTGCAAACAAAGCCAGAGCAAGCATTGAGGCAAATACCACTGGATCTGGTGCTGATGTAATATCGGTTTCTATTACTCCACGAAGCGGCGATTCAAACATTCTTGTTTCTGCCGTTATCAACTATTCGTTTTTAACTGGTGATTCCAAAAACTGCGTTTTCAGGCTAACTAGAAACGGAACTGAGATTGGAACAAGCACTGGTACTGGAATAGTTGGAATCGCTTCTGCCAGCTACGAAGACGGTGAGATTGAGTCGATCAACAATGTTAAGATAGAGTTTCTTGATTCACCCAATACCGCCTCTGCTGTTACATACAAGATTCACATTTATGGATCTAGTGACCTGTATTTGAACTTCAACATAAGTGGTTCCGTCCAGCAAAGCACCACCTCGACGATCACGGCTCAGGAGTACTTCGCCTAATGAAACCCTCTGAAGTAGCGCAAGCAGCTTGCGATAAGCTGTCGTTCACGGACTCGGCCACGCTCACGTTGGCCAAGAAGTTCTGTATCCGCCGCTACTCCATGATCTGGGATTCGTGCCTATGGAACGATACCCTCGGAGTAACCTCTATCTCTGTCGCTGATGGCGATGAGATCAATACGATCAACACCTTCGTCACCACGGCCTACTCCTCGAACACCGGATACAATATGTACATGGACTTCCCAGTGGCCGCGAAGTTCACGATTGATGGCGATACCGATGGCATCGAAATCCCGTCCGCTGAATGGGTGTCATTCTTCCAGCTCGATCCCAACACCTGGAACAACGTCGATAGCCGTAAGTCCACGCCCAACAACTTCGTGAACTGGGTCCGCAACATGGACGTTGCCTACGGACTGGCCGGTGTCCCGAGGATCAAGCTCATCCCAGTTCCCAACGTCAACGGAACCCTCTTCGTTCTCGGCAAGAAGCAGTCCCAGATGCGTCAGTTCGGTGAGGCTCAGACCATCACCAACGACAGCAACTTCGAGCTGCACGGTGTTGAGAATGCACTGATGGCCTACACCGAAGGCGATCTCCTCGAATACTCGCGGCAGTACGGCAAAGCCCAAGCGAAGTTCCAAGAGGGAGCCGCTCAGGTCTCCATTATGAAGGACATGGAACGCGGTCAGCAGCAGCAGATCAGCCGCATCATTCCTGACAGCCTCTACGACTACACCTTTCAGGACATCACCTAATGCCATTCCAATCCTCAGACGCACTCGACGACCAGATGCTTCTAGATGGAAGCAATGGGTTCAGCACTGGTGTCGTTTCAGCTACTCGTCCAGATGCCATTCCGGCCACAAGCTTGGAATCGGCCATCAACATGGACTACGATGACTTTGGAAACCTTGTCACTCGTCTCGGGTCCGTTTCACTGGTTGGCAACAGCATCACCAGCAACTGGGAAGACGTTATCACAAACTGGGAGGCAACCACCGCCAACTTCGCGTCCAACCTCCCAGTCAACTGCCAAGTCTACTCTGGCTTCTACTTTGATACGTCCGCCTCAGAGCGTCTGGTAATCGCGCTGAATGATATCAACGCGAACACCAATCTGTTGTACTACGGATCTCCTGGTATTTCGTACAACGTCATCAGCGGATCTACGATCAATCCTCTCGCGAGATACGTTTACTTTGCTCAGCTCAACGAGAAGTTGTTCTACGCGGATGGCTATAGCGCACTGCGTTATGTCAACAGCTCTAACTCGAACGCATCCGTCGCTGCCGGAAAGATCAGCCGAATCGATGTCATCAATCAGGGGTCAAATCTTTCCACGATTCCAAATGTAACAATCTCTGCTCCTCCAAGTGGGACTACGGCTACCGCTGTTGCTATTGTTGCTAATGATGGCAATTTGGTTGCAATTAGTATTACCAATCCAGGCAGTGGATACGTTACTGCTCCAACAGTAAACATTTCCGGTGGTGGAGGATCACACGCGGTCGCATTCGTATCACTCGCCGCCCCTGCCAAGCCGCTCTATCTCACCACCCACACCAACCGTCTGTGGGCCGTGTCAGCGGATACCACAATCCAGCCCGACACCCTGTACTTCTCGGACATTCTCGATGGTGAATCTTGGGATCCGCTTGGTTCCATTCGCGTTGGTGGCGATGGCGATCCTATTCGTGGTCTCTACTCGTGGTTCGGATACCGCTTGCTCGTGTTCAAGGAGCGGTCCATCTGGACTGTGGATGCCGATCCCACGGCAGATCCCGCTGATTGGTCTATCTCGCTCGTCAGCGGAAACATCGGCTGCTCCTCGCACCGATCCATTGCTGCGGTGGGTGCTGACGTTTTCTTCCTGTCTCGTGACGGCATCCGCTCGATGGCCCAGATCCAAGCGGGTACTCAGACTAGCGTTGGACTCGCGCTCAGCAGCCCGATCAACGATCTCATCAGCCGCATTGATAAGACGCGCCTCGAACTCTGCGACGGTGTGTTCTGGAACAACCGATACCTGCTCGCAGTTCCGTTCGTTCAGGAAGGACCGTTCGGTGTTGGTCTCGAAAACGAGTATGCGATGCTTCTCGAAAACGGTTACCATCTCGAACTCGAAGACCTGATCCCTCGGAATAACGCGATCATCGTATACCACTCACTGG